AAAACTTTATATGTTATAATGAAATAAAGAAAGTGAGGTGTGATGAATGTGGACTGCTGATGATTTTAGACAACGACTTTATCAGCTTTTAGCTATTGAAGATGAAAGCCAACGTGAAAGTGCACTAACAGATATTGTTAATGAATATGCTACATATGGTTCACAATATGATGAAATGGTTACTGAACGTGATACTCTCAAGGAGTCATTAACAAAAGCTGAAAGTGATAGAGATACGTATAAACAACGTTGGGCAAACGCTGTTTCACGTGAAACATTAGAACCAGATGAAAAAGATGATGAAGAAGTTGTTGATTATGAAAGTAAAGTTTTTAAAAACGAAGAATAGAAAGAGAGGTAATATAAATGGCTAGAAATTTAGCAAGTATGCCGACAGGGGCATATCATCCTAGTACCGGTGCAGATGTGATGAATTATCTTTGTCAAGGTAATGATGTTTTGGCTGCTGGTATTGATGGACAAGTATTTACAAAAGATAATTTTGTTGAATTATCAAATATTATTTTTAATGACCAGAATTTACGAACACAATTGGCATTTGAATTATATGATAAAATTGGATTAACATATGTTGCAAGTAACGCATATAGAAATCAATTAAAAATGTTGAAAAAAGACGTTTTAAATAACGGAGCAATCGTTGAAGAAATTGCAATGGATAAAATCGAGCCAATGCCTTATAATCCAGAAGTTAACTGGCAATTAACATTGAAGAATTATCTTCCAACATATGCTGAGATTTTTCATAAATTGAATAGAGCACAGGTTTATCCTTTATCAAATATCATACCTATTTTAAAACGTGCAAGTACCAGTGAGGCGACATTCTTACAGGTTTTAAATGAACAATTAGAACTATTAAGTTCATCTAATGAAATCGATGAATTTGAAGCTTTTTTACAGTTAATTTTTTATATCGCTACAGATAGAGCTTATCCTATTGAAGTTAATGCATTAAGTGATGATACATCATATAAAGATTTTGTCGCATTGGTTAACACGTATGCAAATAACTTAACATTTGCCTCACGTGATTATAATATGTTAAACTTTAAGCGTGCAACACCACTTGAAAGAATGATTTTTATTACAACAAGTAAAGTGAGTGCACACATGAATGTGTATGTTAACGCACCAGCATATAATCTTGAATTTGTTAAAATTTTAACAGAAAGAACAATCATTGTTCCATCATTGCCAGAAAATTGCATTGGTTTATTGATGGATGACAGATTAGCACAGATTTATGATGTGTTATATGCAACTGATAGTAATCATAATGGTTTGACAATGAGTGATAATCAATTCTTACACGTGCAACAAATTATCGGTTCATCATTACAGTTTAATGCAATTGCATTCTATACAACTGTGACAAACCCAAGTGAAATTACAGCAGTTACACCAGTTGATAACACAACATTAACTAAAGGGCAGACATATCCAATTCAAGCAACAGTTAATCAAGGGTATACAAATGTCAAGTACAAGTTAGAGGGTAATACAGATGAAAATACACAGATTACACCATTTGGTTTATTATACATTGGTCAAAATGAACAAGCTGGTGCAATCAATGTTATTGTTACAACTGCATTAGGAAACCAAACAAAAACAATGACATACTACATTAAAGGAAATACACCAGTTATTCAATCATTATACCCAGTGAGTGGAAGTACACTAGATAAAAATCAATCATATCAATTGTCATGGAAGTTATCAAGCGGTAATGGAACACCAACATTTTCATTAGTAGGAACACCAACCGGTGCAAAAATTACACCAGATGGATTATTGACTATCGAAAGTTCTTATGCAACGGGTTCATTACAAGTTAAAGCAGAGATTGGTTCTTCTTCAGTTACTAATACATACACAATTCCTAGTGATAACGAATAATGTATACGATAGAGTTATTTAAAAATGTAAGTGCCCAGCGTTCATATGATAATGTGCGCTGGTTCACTTCATTGTCTAATCAAGAAAGTTATTTTTCTTCTTTAACTAAGAGAACCATTAACAACTGTACACCTATCAAAAATGAAAACATGTTTTATTGTGATGGTAATGTTGAAGATTATAGGGATTATTCATATGGTAGACTTTGGTTTAGTGAAAATGGTCAATCAAAAAAGAAAGTTTATTTCTTTATAGATAGCGTTCATTATTTAAATGATGATGTCTTTAGATTGGATTACACAATTGATGCTTTTCAAACTTATATGACAGATATTAACATTGGTCAAACAATGGTTGAAAGAGAACATGTTACAGATGATACTATCGGTAATTATACACTTGAAGAACCAGTTTCTATTGGTGATTTAAAGGTACAATCTCAATCTACAGCTTTAAGCTATACTAATGATGATTTTTACTACATTATTAATTCCACAGTAGATTTGAATAGTACAGGTGCACCAGATAGTTTTGATAACGCTGGTTGTGGTGTATATGGTGGTTTGTTATATGGTTCAAAGTGGTATGCGTATAAAAATAAAGACACAATTGGGCAGATTATTAAAGACGTGAATAATGCTGGAAAGATTGACGGAATTTTGAATATATTCATGTTGCCGAATTTATATATACAAGTAGATAACGAAACAAATGAAGTTTTAGATAGTGAAAGTCTTACAATTACAAATACAAGTATGGATTATCCATCTTCTTTAGATGGTTATACACCTAAGAATAAAAAGTTGCTTACATATCCATATGTGCAAGTCTTAATGACTAATAATGTCAACACCTATAAGACATTAAGACCAGAACGCTTTCAAAATAGAGCAATAGGTTTTGCTAGCATTCTTCAACCATCATCTGGTTATCCAGCATTAATAACACCATATCATTATAATGGGGTTGATTATAATTATGAGTATAGTGTCACCTTGCAACCATTTCCACAAGTGACATTCATTAACAATCCATACGAAACATGGTTAAATCAAAATTCATCACAAATTATTAGTGGTCAGATTAATAATGCTATTGGTGGTATTGCTACAGGTGCGTTGATTGGTGCTGGTATTTCTGGGATAGGTGCTGGTGTCGGTGCTGTCGTTGGTGGAGTTACAGGTGCTATTTCTTCATTTGCCCAAATGAATGATAAAAGCAACTTACCAAATAGTTCTACCGGAAATGTTGGAAGTAATAACATTCTTGCTATGAACAAAAACAATTATTTCAACACGCAAATATTAACAATCAAGAGTGATGTTGCAAAATCTATAGACGATTTCTTTACACGTTATGGTTATAAAGTCATGCGATATAAAACACCCAATATCAACACTCGAAGTGATTTCAATTATGTGAAGACAGTGGATTGTGATTTTACAGGTGACATTCCCCATGATTATATGGTACAAATTAACAACGCTTTTAATCGTGGCATTACTTTGTGGCACGAGAATTTCTAGTGAGGTGAAAGAAATGCCTTGGATATATGATGCAAGTGGTGGTGCTTTAAATGAAGAACAAGCGAAAAACAACGCTGATATTATCATTAACACATATAGAGCAAGTGGTTGGAATGATAATTCAATCGCAGGACTTCTTGGAAATATAGAAAATGAGAGTGGGTTCAATCCCATGAGGCAAGAAGTCGGTGGTCAGGGATATGGACTCGTTCAATGGACACCCAAAAGTGTACTTGAAAATCATTGTGGTATATTAGGACTTTCACCTTATACAGACGGTGATAATCAATTGATTTGTATTTCTGCTGAGATTTTAGGAAATCCAACTTCTGTAAATGAATGGTATACAACATCCGGTTTTATTGACAATTATCGTCCAAGTGGTGCAACTGATGATATGATTGGCGTTACAGGAAGTCATTTTATCAAGAATGAAATGGGATGGGGTGCTGATAAACTAGCATTAATGTTTATGGTTGGTTACGAAAGACCAGCTTATGACCCTACTGTTAATCACATTGATAGAAGAAAAGCAGATGCCTTGAAATGGCTTGAATATATGGGTGGTGTGATACCACCAACACCTATGGAAAGAAAACATAGAAGACCTTTTCCAATATTTATATTAAATAGAAAGAGGTGGTAGAAATGGAAGAAATGTTAAAAGAAATTATAGTAACAATTGTTGACACAAAGACACTCGTTATTTTATCAACTGGTTTCATTGTAGCTGACATTATCACAGGTTATATTAAGGCATTTAAAAACAAAAATTATAATTCCAGTGTAAATCGTGATGGTTTGGCTAGAAAAATGATGTGGTATATGATGATTATATTAGGATGTTTTATTGAATGGATAGCACATACTAATGCCATTTCAATTCTTGTGTGTACAACATGTTGTATAACAGAGTTCATGAGTATCATTGAAAACGCTCGTGATGTTGGTATTGAATTTAAAATCACACAATATCTAGAGGATAAGGAAAGTGATGATGATGGAAAATAGATTAACTGATTTTCAGACATTCTACCTTGATGATGCCAGAATTAAGAAAGCAAGTAATCAAGGGCGAAAATATCGAATATGGATATACTATTATCAGACATTTCTTGAAGACTACTTAAGCATTTTTGAATGGAAGAATATTCCTGATAATATACCCCAATATGCATTAGAATGGTGTCTTCTTAGAAATGGGCAATTCGTTATGTATTATAAAGATAATTTTTTGAAAGACTTGGATAATAAAATTATTGATACAAGTCATTATCTAGCAAGAGCTTTTACAACTCAACTTTATGATGAATATAAGCAACCAGTTAGAATTACAACACAACCAATATTTGCAAATGGTAGTAGTTATGATGAGCTTACAGTTGATGAAAACTTTACATATTGTTATAACAATGTATCGGGTACTTCATCATTGAATGATATACTATTCTATGTTAAAATGCTGACAGAAATAGAAGTGTCTATAGAATTAACATGTAAACAGTTAAGACAACCATATATTTTTGAGGGCACAAAAGGAAGTAAACAAACAATCACACAATTATTTAAAAATATTGATAGCGGTAATGTTGAATATTTTGTTATGAATAAAGATTTTATGAAAGATGGCAATTTAACATTACATCAACTTTTAGGTGTTGAGACGAGTAAACGTATTGACAGTCTTTACATGCTGAAAGAAAAATATCTTCAAGCGTGGTATACGCAGATTGGAACACATCCAAATATCAACAACAAGAATGAAAGATTAACAGAAAATGAAAGTATTGGTTATAATGAAATAGGTAATTTGCATGTCAATGGTAAATTACAAATGAGAAAAGACTTCTGTAGACGATTTAATGAAACGAGAATGAGTGGTTATCCAGAGATGGAAGTTCATTTTTCAACTACTATTAGAGAAGTTGCAAAAGAAGAAAGAGAGGATATGTTATATGGTAATGACGATAGAGAAGATATTGAAGTCAGGGATGAGTAACACTGATAAACATAATTGGAACTATCAAGAAGTTATTAAGAATAACAAATCTAAAGTTTTCATATATGATTATCCAATAGATACAGCATTTAAGGATGATTTTGAAACTCATTTCTGTGCACACTTCTATTTTCGAGATTTAGCTTTTCAAAATGTTGGTGAATTTTGTTGTTATTTAAGTGAAAGACTGAATAATCTATTCCCATATTATAACGAGTTCTTTAAACGCATTGGCAATTATAACGAATTATTCACTAATCTTGGATATGATGAAACAATCACAAGAACACATGATGAAATAGGTACGTATAATTCTCAACAATCATCTACCAGCAATCAAAACACACTTGAAAAGGGTCGTGATTTTCCAAATAGTGCTGTAGACTTAAACAGTGAAAGATATTATACAGATAGCACAGAAAATGAAAATAATGTGCAATCATCATCAAGTCAAGACGACGGAAATAGTGTAAAATACGATGAAACAGAAATAAGACATTATGTCAACAATGATAACTTAAATGTATATGACTTTCTCATGAAATATAGGAATGACATTGATAATATCTATGGTGAAATCTATATGAGAATGGAAGATTTATTCATTGGTATTATGTGATAAAGGAGTGATAAAAATGAGTGATTTTAACCAAAATAAAAAGATTAAGTTTTTACCTTTACCTTATATTGGTATGTTTGATTTAGATTTAATATATCAAACAAGTGATATTGAATTGCTTTATCAAATCTTATCGAAAGTCAATGAAATAGCACAATCACAGAATATCATCATTGATAATTTTGAAAAAATATTGGATTGGGCACAAAATCAAATTGAACAGTATACAAAGGAACAACTTCAAACATGGTTAAGCGATGGAACAATAGCCGATATTATTAATGATGAGTTATTTAATGATTTAAAACAACAAATTGAAAATTTAGAAAATACAAAAACAAACTTAACTGAATATCATCAAAACATTATTCAATCTAGGGGTAGAACTTATGGAATATATGAAAAAGGTGTTATTAATGCAACAACTTCTAATGCACAAGAACTACCCCCACAGATAAGTGGTATTTATCCTCCCTCTACCGAAAATGTGAATAATGGTAGTAGGGATAGTGTTTCACTGTATGCATATAATGTAGATATTCAGCCACTTATTGAAAACAATACTACACAATTCACATCAAAAAGTGTTACACTAGAAAATTTTGATGATACATACACACCAAACTTAATGAAACAACAATTGAAAGATATTGATTTTTCTAACACTATAATTGATGTTTACACCAATGGAGAACATACATTTATGGGATATGTAGAAAGATATGAAAATAAAACTTTTTACTTAAAAGATAGTGGGTTTTATAGAGTTGGAGAAGACACATTAACAACTGGAATCCCAGTTAATGGTTCTACAATAAAAATTGGAGAAATAAAGGGCGTTTTTGGTGGTAACATTGTAGCAGTAACACAGGAGAAAATGGGAAAAAAGATTTATTCGGTCTAGAAATAGATACTATAAATGAAACTGACGACCCATCAAGAGCACTAATGCTAATTACGAGGGGGAGTTGTGAACATGTGTTGGATATTATTAGCAATGATGGTAAAGCAAGTAATGGAATTCATTTAGGCAAAGTCGGTAGAATTATGTTAGTAGATGGTTTTAATCCAAATGGAGAAATCATGAGAATTGTAGACACAAACAACAAAACATTTTTATTGACAAAAAATGGTACGATTTCACCATTTGGTGTTAATGCTCAAGGGGGTATAACAAATGAAAGCCCTACAGTTAATTATGGTATTAATGTGTGTATTTGTGTTAGTGAGGCCCCATTCACCATTGATTTACAAACGAATTTCACACCGAATGAAATTAAATTTATTATGAATTTTGGAAATGGTGGTGTAACTATACCTAATATTTTTGGTGGAAGAACTATAACTATTAATACAAATGAAAGCATTGTTATTTACTGTTTAGCACAATCAGAAATTTATCCTATAATGAAAGGAAGTGTTGGTTTATGAAAGTAAATGATTTTATTAATGAATTAAAGAGAGTGGAAAAATTGCCCACTCTCTACAAATGGGGTACTTTTCTAAATAAATATAACGGAAAATATTTATTAACTGATTGTAGTGGTTTAATTAAAGGTATTCTTTGGGGATATCCAGATAATGGAAAATACGCTTTTAATGGTGTACCAGATTATAACGCAAACAAAATAATTACAAAATGTAAGAATGTATCCACAGATTTTTCTAAAATTAAAAAAGGTGAGTTTGTTTGGATGGATGGTCATTGTGGTGTGTATGTTGGAAATGCACAAGTCATTGAAAGTTCACCGAAATGGGAAAACGGAGTACAAATTACAAAATTATCACAAAGAAAATGGAAAAAGCATGGGTTCTTGACTTGGATTGATTATGATGAAGATGATACACAAGTTAGTGATAATACAAATGTTTCGGTTGATCTAAATTTTGCAATTTCGACTATTGCTAAATATGTTATCAATGGTGCATATGGGAACGGGCATGAAAAGAGAAGTTCTGAAATTTACCAAGACATTCGCAATTTAGTAAATGGTAAAAATGGTAGTGGAATTACAAAACTAGATAATGCTTTAAATATTGTTGCTAATGAAGTAAAAAAGGGTACATTTGGTAATGGTCATGAAAAACGTGAAAGAGCTATTTATGAACTTGTAAGAAATAAAGTAAATGAGTTATGTAATTGATGGTAAGGAATATGAGGCAAAGGATATCTTTTGTAATGCGAGGGATGTTTTGCCTCATAATTGCATATTAAATTTTATTCTCGGTGCAAAAGGTTGTGGTAAAACCTATGGCGCATTGACTTATTGCATTAGTGATTTTCTTAAAAAAGGAAACAAGTTCATATATTTAAGACGATATGACACTGAACTTACGGAACTAGATGAACTATTCACAACAATCAACGATGAAGAATTTAATGACTATGTCATTGGTGCTAGAGGAAAGAATTTCTATGTTGCAAAAATGGAAGATTTAATGGATAAAAAAACAAATGAATTGAAAATGGGTAAATTATATAAAGATGAATATCAGTGTGGAAAAGCTATTGCATTGTCTTCTACTGTTAAATTGAAATCAAAAGACTTTGTGAAATACAACAAGGTTATTTTTGAGGAATTTATCATCATGCAGCAACATGTTTACTACATCAAAAATGAGCCTAATGTTTTCATGGAACTGATTGATACCATATTTAGACATAGAAAAGTAAGAATATTTCTTTTCGGTAACAACATGACGACGATAAACCCTTATTTCATTTATTTCAATATCAAAAACCCAAAGACAAAAGGTATAACTAAATATAAGATAAGAAATAGAAAAGCTATACTTGTATGGTATTATTACAATCCTTTATTCATAAAATATAAAAACCAAAGTGATATTGGATTGCTGGAGCAATTCTCTGGTTTTGATAAGTACGCAATATCTAATGAAAGCTTATATGACAATCAGCAATTTATTGAAAAGAAATCAAAGGATGCCCAATTCAAGTTTTCATTGTTGTATCAAGGGAATGTTATTGGTATTTGGTTAGACACGAAACAAGGGAAAGTTTATGCTACATATAAATACCCTAAAGGATGGGAAGAACACTACGCGTGTAGTACAGATGACATGAAACCAAATGCATATTTCTTTAGACGAATGAAAAAGAATTATAATGTCACATTATTGAATGATGCATTTTCCTATGGTTTCTTGTATTATGATAACGTGAGAGTGAAAGAACAGATGAATGAAATATTCAAACTATTCAGTATTTACTGATATATTATATTAAAAAGATAGGTATAAAATCTATCTTTTATTTTTCATCTCATAATTTTCACTCCTAAAAATTAACAAAATTTACATTTACTTATCTTCCTTGATTATATTATAGCAAAAAAAATAAAGGAATAACAACCAACTATAAGGGTGTTTTTTATTCCTTTATTTTAAATGGTGTTTTTACCAGTAATACCCCACCTTTAACAATCTTTGGTTTTAACTTTTCACCAGATTGAAAACCAATATGGAAATTTTCCCATGTCACAGTATTCTTAATATTTTTAGGCATACCAGCACACTTGACATTAAGTGACTTATTACCCTCACTATCTATAATTTCTTCAAGATATGTTTTTGCCCTTAAAAATCTAGCATTTGTAACAACACTTTCTTTTTTCCAGTAATCTAACTTTTTATCATCTTGTGGGATGAAATCAGGTATTTCATAACCAATTATATGAAGACTATCGGTGTCACAGTACACGAAACGACTATCTGTTTTTTCACCGCCTAGCTCATCTATTAAGGTGATTAAGTCATATCGTGCGTATGATGTGATGGCTACACCTAACGCTGTATATTCACTATCTCGATATTGGTGTATAATTTCATCATTTTCGTCTTTATTGAAAACAAACTTAACAATTTTTTCATTCAGTTTCTTATCATATTCAAATACTGTGTATTTTCCAGTCACATCAATGTTGGTTGCAAATTTACCATAAAGGCTATTTAATCTTAGTTTTGCGTTTAATCTTATAGCACCTTTAGAATTACATTTTATTTTATAATTGCTATCGATAAACTGATTGAATACACCTTTATTGGTTCTAAACGCCCAGCCGTTAATATATTCAAGCTCCCAGACCTCATAATGTTTTAAAAATAATTCTAAATCTAGATTGGATAGAAACAGTTCAATAGGTTCGTCAACAGTATCACCATTTCTATCTTTTGTACTATCTCGAATATAATCAGTTGCATTATAATAACATGAACCTTTTAATTGAATTGTTGGAACATATCCTTTTTTCAATCTAAATTTACAAATCAAATGCTGGATATAAAATTTTGAGTTACCTGTATATTCACCTTCAAAAAACGTGGGTTGACCATATGGCATATCACGATAACGCATGTGTGATGGGTACATGCTATTCTTATCAAATACCAGCATTTCTTTTAAATCTTTATTTTGATAATTTGGGTTTACATATACATAACCACCTCTATATGCTTTTCTAATGTCCTCATTAATAATGGGGTTAATGACAGGATATAGCTTTCTATATTTATATTCCTGTCTTTTTCTATCTTCATCAAATGTATCCTTGAAATTCTGCAAGGCGTTAGACCCAGCTGTCATTTTTGTATCGCCATTATCAAATATGCTTCTCAATGCCAGTGCTATTATCTTGATATCATGCAATAGATATTCCTTTTCTTCTTCATTCATTACATAACCTTTAGGACGATATTTATCATAATCAATTTTTAGTTTAGAAATAGGAAGTTTAAAATCTTCAGCTATTTTCTCAACACTATATGGAAGTATCTTCAATGAGTCATATATTGTTGCTTTATTCCAACGCTTTTTTACTTTTCTAAAATATATGGTAATAGAATAAATAATATTCATCTTATTCATTAATACTGAAAACGTATTTTCTCGGGGTTTTTCTTCTGGTTTCAAACATGTAAAACCCAATTCACGCATAAGATAATCCATGATAAATATACCATCAAATTTCAAATTGTGAATATAATGAACTGATTGTTTATCCAGTTTGCATTTATCAATGAATTGTGAAATATCATTACCAAGGGATATATCATTTTCATCCCAAATATTAACACAACCCCATGCCCAGACCCAAGTTTCAGTGTCACATACTTTTTCTGTGGTAGTTTCAAAATCACTAGAGTATGTTTTCATAAGCCATACTTCGCATTATATAATTCAATCAGCTGACCATATTCACTATAAAAATATTCCATTATGTCTTGTTCGTCGTGATATTCCGTATTCAAATATCTTTGTTCCAAATCATTTAATTGACCTTTATACCTCAATTCTGCTATTTCACTAGCTGACATTCTATCAACAATTTTTTGAAAGTCTTTAATAAATTCATCTGGAACATGACCTTTGAAAACTGTTTCAATAGATTTTCTAAAGTTCTTTTTATATGTTCTATTTTTATTTTTATAATACGTTTTAGTTTTCATCTTGGATAAAGTTGATAGTTTTCTATCAACATCTTTTTGACTTTTAAAGACATCTGGATTGAATGTCACTGGGTTGAGTTCTTGAAAAGCTGATGGTGACATCATTTTCAATTGTTCAACGGATGTTGCTTGTGTTTCACCATAGACTTGATAGGGCTGACCATATAAGGATTGTCGTTTTGCTAAACGAATAGTGTTAACCTGTTGTTTGAGGTTATTACCTCTTTCTATCTTTGAATAAGGTATCTTCACACCATATTTATTAATATATACTTTTTTCGGTTTTCTTTTTTTAACTTTTCTAACCATATTATCACACCTTTTACAAAAAAACCCTCAAACAAGAGGGTATTTAATTTTAGTTATTTTTAGGAAAAGTTATAAATCAAATTTGTAAACTTATAGTTTTTTAATTTTTAATATTCAATTGTAATTTTTAAAATTTTAATGAAACAACAACAGTCTTATATCCTCTTCTTGTCTGTCTTGTTCCTTTAATAAATGTAACACTATCTTTTAGTTCATCACTAAACCCGTTTTCTTCCATATCTTCAATGAAACGGATAACAGCTTTAGAACGTGTTGCATAGATAGTTCCATCTGTTCCTCTTAGGGCAATGCTATCAAATTCACGGTTTTCAATATCTTCATCTGTTTCATCAACTAAATCTTTCTTGATATGAAAAATAACATAACCATTAATTGTAATTTCTGTACCATCTGGTAAATCATTTAAACCGATAGCATTTTGACTATTCATTAACGCAAATTTAATTTTTTTATCTTCGATATTTGATTTAATTTCTTTTAACATATTTTTCTTAGCTCCTTTTCTTTCCATTAAAATTCGTTGTCTTGTTTTAACATTTCTTGCAAATCTTCATGTGTGAATTTTTCACGATATTTAAGTAGTTCTTCCATTGGAACTCTACAAACATCTGTTACTATTTGAAGTTCCTTTACCTTTGAACCCTTAAACATTCTTTCAACCTGTTCTTTTGTTTTTCTTCCTTGAATGTCAACAACAGTTTCATCAATTTCATAAAATTCATTGATTTTGACTAATGTTGCAAGTGTGTGTGACTTGTACTTTTACCATTTTTTCAACTCCTTTTTTCTTTTGTTTTTTCTATACTTGTAAATAAAATCTACTAGGCTATCTCGTCAGTACCCTATCGCCTAAGTAGGGTAGACAGAGATTAAATATCTCTGTTTCGAATTTTATAAGTCAATATGTAAATTAATGTATTGCATATCCTCATCAATAATGTAGTCTATTACATTAATTTCTCTAAAATAAGAACCTATGTTATGATATAAATCAGTTGGTTTACCATATAAAATAACTTTTGTATTTTTAGCAAATACCCAAACTTCATAGTCAATAAAACGTATATTATATGATAATTGATAAATTATTTCATATAAATCACCTATCATAATTCCACCACCAATACAATGTTTTGTGAAGGTATGTAGGTTTCAATGATTTTTTTTGTTGTATTGGCAATTATCATATTTTTATGATAATTGTAATAACTATATTTTTGTACTATAGGGTTTTTGACTAAATTAATTATTTCAAGATAATCTTCACCACTATTTTTAAATGTGTAACATTTTTCGTCATTAATTACTGTTACATATTGTTCATATATAATTTTACCTGCTTTTTTGACTACATCCATCTGTGATAACTCTTTTAATAAGTCATGATAATCATCTGCTAATCTTTGTAATCTAAACGCGATTTCTTCTAGTTTTTGTTGTAATTCTTTTTCCATTTTTTTCTTTCTCCTTTACTTATCTTTCTTGATTATATTATATCATAATACAATGTAATCACAACCAACTATGAGGGTGTTTTAACAATTTTATTATAATTTTTTCAACTAAATATAATTAATTCTAATAACTTCTTTAGAGTGTGTGATGACATCACATCGTAAGACAAATGTAGAAAGTATTCTGCATAAAAAATCAACACTACCAGTACACATATTTTCACCATATTTGTTTTCGATGATAACATAGTCATATCTTGAATAATGTGTATGTAAAAC